TCCTCAATGGAGCGCTTGGTGAAGAAGTCGCCCTTCTTCAGATCCTTGATCGGCGTGGCCTTCATCCCCGCGCCTCCTCTCTCATGTCCAGGTAGCCGTCCTCCTCCGTCTCCGGGCCCTGGGCCAGGATCTGGAGCATCTCGATCACGTACTTGAGCATTGCGATCATCGTGTTTCTCCTTTCTCTTTCTGTTGGAAACTTTGTTGATGATGTGGGAAAGTTCCCGTATTGGGAACCGGGACTATATAGTAAATCCCGTAACGGGATTTTGTCAAGCAGAATTGCATTTACAGTTGCCGATTTGGGAATTTTGCTGAAATCGCTAAAAAGAATTTGTATAATTATCACAGCTTATTTGTGAGGGTTGCAGAATGAACCGGATAAAGGAATTGCGAATCAAAAACGGCTGGCTTCAGTCGGAGCTGGCTGCAAGGCTAAACACTGGCAAAAACACGGTGAGCCGCTATGAGACGGAGCAGCGGCAGCTCGATCCGGAGACGATCCTCAAACTCTGCGAGATCTTTGACGTCTCGGCGGACTACCTGCTGGGCCGGGCCGCGCTGCCCTCGCCGGAGCTGAGCGAGGAGGAGACGGAGCTGGTGCTGTCCTTCCGCCGGGCGGATGATCGCTCCCGGGAGATGGTACGGCTTGCCCTGGCCCCTTTCACCACCGAGGCTATCACCGCCGAGTCGGCAAAATAGAATATCTGTATTGAGGAGGAAACCATGAAAAGAGTTTTCTGTATCGCCCTGTCCCTGATCCTGATCTTCGCCCTGGCCGTCCCGGCCTTCGCGGAGGTCCCCGACTTCTCCGGCATGAGCACCGATGAGATCCAGGACATCATCACCGCGGCCCGGAATGAGCTGACGGTCCGGGAACTGAAAGACGGCGACAACACCGTCTTGCTGGATCGTGACGGCGTGCAGGTGTATTTGACTGGTAATGCACGGGTCGACGCGTATGACGATGTGGCCATTCTATACCTGGAGGCCGTTGTTATTGACGACACCGGGCACCCTGTCGGCGTGGAAATTGAGTCGGCCTCTGTTAATGGCTGGGACGTTTACGGGAACGGGATCTATAATGTCACGGCAAAGAAAAAGGCCGAGTTTGAGTTTACGATCAGCGACGGCGGCATGTTTTCGCTGGAAGAAGTGGAGGACGTGACCATCACCTTCCACGTGTTTGATGACACCACCTATGACGGCATGTTTGATACAGAGCCGGTCACGGTTACTCTGAAATAGTGTCCAAATTGAACACGCCCGGCTTCCGCCGGGCGTCATTGTTACACGCTGGAGTTTAAAACAATGCCAAACAAAGAGAAATACCCCTACATCCGGAAATATTTCACTTTTGATGGGATCTCCTATGAAGTTTATGGAAAAACCGAGGAGGAGGCCCTGGAGAAAAAGCTGCGGCGGATCCAGGAGCTGGAGGCCGGGCGGATGGACTCCAACAAAACCGTGAAGGAGTGGACCGCGGTCTGGTATCAGGAATACATCGAGCCGAAGAAGATCACGGCCAAAAGCAAGCGTATGTACCGGGGCGTCCTGGATCGGGAGATCGTCCCGGCCCTTGGCAGGCTCAAGCTCCGCCAGGTCCGGGAGTTGGACCTGCAGAAACTCCTGAACCGGCACGCGGGCGAGAGCAGCTCCGGCGTGGAGAAGCTGCGCATGGTCCTCAAAGCGCTTTTCAAACGGGCCTATCTGAGCCGCCTGATCGCGTTTGACCCCGCGGAGGGGCTGGTACTCCCGGAGACGACCGAAAACGGCCACAGGAGCCTCACGGAGGCCGAGAGGGCTGCTTTGCTCGCGGTGGCCGCTTATCCCACCTTTGACGGAAAAGCCAACAGGAGTGGCTGCTGGCTGCTCCTCATGCTGCGCTGCGGTCTCCGCCCCGGCGAGACCGGCACACTGAAAAAGGCGGACGTGGATCTCGAAGGCCGCACGCTGCGCGTCCGCTCCGCGCGGGAGTCCGGCAGCACCCGGGAAAAGGCGCCCAAAACAAAGGCCGGCGTCCGGGACGTGCCGATCCCGGAGGACCTGGTGCCCTGGCTGGAGGCGCAGCTGCAGGCCGACGCCTCGCCGTATCTGTTCACGCAGAAGGATAAAAAAACGCCCCTCAGCGAGACCTCCATGCGGCGCCGCTGGGAGACGGTCAAAAAGTATATGGACATCGAGCTCGGGGCCAAGACGGAGCGCGTCAAGCTCCCCGGCGCCAGGCGGCACAGCCTGGTGATCACCGAGAGCGTCCTGGCCGCGGATCTGGACCTCTACGATCTCCGGCACACGTACTGCACCGATCTGGAGATCGCCGGCGTCCCGATCAATGTGGCCAAGGAGCTCATGGGCCACGCTGACATCAGCACGACGGCGAACATCTACACCCACGCCAGCACCGCCGTGGTCGATCAGGCCCGCGCCCTGATCAATGCCGCCGCGGTCTCCGGGAAAACCGGGAATCCGGGAAATGCGCCGGGAAGCGAAAAAAGCGGCGCCTGATTTTCCGCGCCGCGCCGCCATTCCTGAGCTTTACGCTCCGCGCCTTCGTAATCAGCAGGTCGTGTGTTCGAGTCACATTACCAGCTCCAAACTTAAAAGCCCGGAATCCTCAAAAATGCGAGGATTTCGGGCTTTTTTGTGTACTTGGCCTATTCGCGATCGGGCAGCCTATATGTAATCTAATGCACTGTGAGATACTTTCGGACCAGGAAATCGACCGGGAAATTCAGTCCGGTTTAACGTCCGCGGGAGGCTCCTCTTTCGGCGTCTCCGGCTCGCGCTCGTGCTTTCCGGTGTAGACAGGCTCGCCCTCGACATCCTCGACGCCTTGGTCGGCGTCGAGCTTTTTCTTGTACTGTTTGAGCGAGCGCTGCAGCCAGATCGGGATCGGCGCGCCCAGGCGTCCGGCGTTTTCGACGATGCTGCCCAGCTCCGTGATGATGTACCAGAGCAGCACCAGCGGCGTGATCACCGGCCCGATCTCAAAGGGAACCGGAAAGCCGGAGCCCTCCATAATGACATTTAAACTGATATCGCAAAGCGCGGCCACCAGGACAGCAAAGATCTCGCCCAGCTTGTGCCAGAGCCCGTCCCGGGCTACGGCCGAGGACCACTCCCCTGCTTTGCGGGCCGCTGCGGTGCCGCTGGCATAGTCCAGCAGGATGCAGGCCGCCCACAAAAGGACAGCCCAGCCGAGCCAGCCCCACAGGGCCGTCAGCGTGGCCAGCACCAGGGTAATGGCGCCCTTGATCTCGGTGGCTTTGTCGGGTGTGTACATGTTAACTCCTCCTCTGTTTAGCCCAGCAGCAGCCGGGTCCATGTGTTGTCTCCGATCTGCCCATCCTGGAGCAGATCGCGGTCGTCCTGGAATGCTTTGACGGCCTTTTCAGTGGCGCTGCCGAAGTCGGCGTCGGCGCCGTAGGTCCCGCAGGGGAAGCCGCGGCCTTCCAGGAGATACTGCGCGGCCCGGACCAGCTCGCCCCGGCTGCCGCGCTTGACCAGCGGGATCCCGCGGATCACGGTCTCCGGCTGCGCTGGGACCTTGTTGCCGGCGTCGGCAGAATGGTCCGCGGCGGCAGTCGTGCCGTGCTCCTGATAGCGGAGCACACAATCCCACGGGTAGTTGTAGTAGCCCTGCTGGCAGATCTCGCGGCCGGTTTGATCGCCTTCGGCGCCGCCGGTCGTCTGGCCGTGCTCATTGATCCGGGCGGCCACGATCCGTCCGTTGCCGGTCACCATGGCCGTATGGGCTCCGTAGTTGAGCAGCACGTCCCCGACCTGCAGGCCGATGCCCGTGGCGAGATCGACGGAGGCGATCACATCACGGAAGCCGCATTTAAGAAATGCGCTTTTCATGTTACCGGTATAGGTTGCCCCCGATGTTTTGACCGGAACGCCGACGGATTCCCAAGCGCTGATCACCAGGCTGCTGCAGTCGTAATCCGGGCCCCAGCGGTGGAGCTGATCATAGCCGTGCGCGGGATTGTTGGCGATGGCCACGGCCCAGGCAACGGCGCCGTCAATCTTTCCCATCGGTGCTCACCTCCGGCCAGTAGCCATGCTCACACGCCCAGCAAACCATGCGGCCTTCGGGGATCGGAGCCCCGCAGCAAACGCAGGTATTCATTTGTCCGCCATCCCGGCTGCTACGCAAACACAGGTGATGGCCACGCCTATGAGCAGCCCGCCGATCGCGGCGGCGATGTGTGTCAAAATCAGCATGTTTTATCCTCCTGCGGGCGGCTAGGAGCCGCCCGCGATCATGACTTAAAGTGTCCTTTTACGTAACTGTAACTGGTATATCTACAATCGCGCCGCTTCCTGTAAATAGCCTCACCACCGTACTTCCAGCAGAAACGCCAGTGATTGTAACTGAAATGTTTGACCCAAAAGATGATTGCAAAACAGATGCAATTGTGGGATTAAGCGAATATCCGTATACATAACCACCTGCAGTTGTTATATCGGATTGGGCAGTAACAGTTGAGGTTTCTCCAACTGAAACAGATACAGACGTAACAGATGGTGTAATGTCCGCCACAACATCAAAATTATTGTTTAACAGATCGTAGAATTGCTCATATGTGATATTTAAATTAAGATCTGACATCACTCCGTTTGCAAGAACGCACCATCTATTGTAATTGCTTATCGTGCATCCGCTAAAGATGATTGGCACTCCGCAACTCAGCGCGATATTCAAGTATCTTTGATAATGTGCTGTGTTGCTTACATTTACATCCGCATAGATCGGATTGCTGATTGCATTCGCAAGCGTAGGGTAATTGACATAATCGGAGGGAACACACCGAATTGGCACATTATCATATTTTAGGAGCAATTCCCGGTCATTGTATGCTGACAAAAAAGACGAATAAGACAAAAGAACTTTATCAGTTGCACCGCTCAAAGCAGCAATCGACATAACATCTGTATTTGTGCCATTTTTGAGATCGCAAATCAAATTTATGTCGTAAATCATCATTGCATTAAAAACAGCCTGCAAGGTGCAGATTTTATATTCTCCCGCCGAATCCCATGTGTAATTTTTGATTGTCTCATAATTGCTGTTTTGGATATTTATGGTAATAGCAGTTCCGTTATTGTAAAGCGTTACAGACGCATCGTGTGCTATTACATAGATGCCGTCAGCACACTTTCTGATATCTACCTCAATCCAACTAAATCCAGCTTCGGCGGCGGCGATAAAAGCGTCAATTGTGTTCTGTACGGCAACTGCATGATACCCTCTATGGGCAATGATTTTGCAATTTGGTTTAAATCTTTCGGCAGTTAATTTATTACCTTGTACATCGTAAATCATGTTTTCCACCTCATTCCGTCAAAAATTGAATGCTAACTTCTGTCGGCTCTTCTGGATATGAACTGCCAGCCGAATTATACTTACTCGCGATAGTAATATAATCGTACTGTCCGGCTGTGAATGAGTGTGTAAAAGAGCCTTGCTTCCAACCCGGGTCAAGCCTCCGTGTATAAGCCCCATCGGCATATGTGTACATACTTTCTCCGTGAAACTGTGTACTTGGCGTAATTGAAACAACGGCCTTTACAGCATCTGCGGGAATAGGAATCGGATAATAAATTGTATCCGCAAAAGACTGTGTTTTCTCTTGATATGGTCTAACTCCGATTTTAGTTATAGGATAGCTTCGTCTATTTGTGCTATTAGAATCAAGCTCAATCCCACCGGGAATTGCAGGAATAGCACCGGAAGTCGCGCCAACGATTTTATCAATCTGCCCATTCGACATACTGTATTCGTAATTATTCCATCCAGTAACAGTCACATTGAATGTAGTAGTTTTTCCACCATACGCCACAGTGATTGTGCTTGTACCTTCCGCAAGCGTCCCGGACAGAGTGTAATCCGTCACAATTGCCGTGATGCTGTCAGAGTAATTCGCTGTGACCGTCAAATACTGCTTAAGCGTGTCGAGACTGTCGGTGTCGTAGATGGTAGCGCTACCCTGAGTGAATACGGCAGTGATGGAAGTCACAGAATTCGCCATCGCCCAAGCGTGGAAAGTTGAGTAGCTCGAAGCGGCATCAGCGTCAGCATAAGCGGCCTTGGAAAACAGCGTGTCCATTGCCATCTTCACGCTATGCGGAATAGCTTCTAAGTTTTCAATAGCGCTCTTTAAATCACCGACCTCCTCGACGGTCTCTTTCAGATTACTGTCCAGTTTGGCCTCTGTGATGCTGCCATCTTCCACTTCGGTGATGAATCCGCTGTCGTTCTGTAGCTCGCTGGTTTTGGTGGGAATGGGCACGTTTGAAACAGACCAAGTGTTGTTGTTGCACAGGCAGAAACCTAAACGACCGCCGGTGCTGGCAGAGCCGAAAATGTGGTAGGTAGCCGATACACGCGTTACAAGCATGTAAATTGCCACGCCGTATGTCGCAAGGCAAAGTTTCCCAGCCTGATACGCCGCCTCGATTTCGGCGCTGGTGGTCGTGCCATAGGTAGCCCAGAAGACTTCCTCTGTTTGCCCCGCGCTGCCCGGTGTGGTCCAGAAGCGGCCATCTTCATCCCGGCCGACAGGCTGCGTCATCGCCGCGCCTTTTTCGACCGGATTAAGAGGTGGGTCGTTTGCAAGGCCTGCGTAGTCGTATTCAATGATTTGACCATCAACGATGAATCCTTTGACATTGGGCATTATTTACATCTCCTTTTCAAGTCGCCTGGGTAATCGCCACATATGACCGGCTGAGAGTGCCGAGCTCCAGCTCGTCGAAGCGCTCCGCGAGGACATTATAAACAACACGCTCGACCTTGGCCTTTTCCTCTACAATTCCCAAATCTGTATAATACACGCTGACAGTATCGCATAGCCCGACCCGCTGCAAATTTGTTAAATCGGCGCGAGAAATCACCAGGTAATCGTCGAGATTGATATAGGCGTTACTGTCAACGGGCTCAAGGTACAAGGACCCGTCTACCTCCTGCAGCGTAAATGCATCCCGTAGATACTCCTGATCGCTGACCGTGGATGCATACCCGTAGGTTTGCCAGAGAGCGACAAAATCGATTTTAATATTCTCGCTGACGATCCAAGGCTGATTGTTATCAAGGTACTGCCTGGCGGCAGTGCGCAGCTCCTCCACGGTCGGCGTAGTATTAAAATAATTCGTCATGTCCATGACGACGGGCACGACAGGCGTGACCGGCGTGGTCGGTCCGACAATGTACTCCGGCAGATACACCGAGGAGCTATCGTCTGCCCAAAACGGAGCCAGCGCGGAAGCGACGCCAGAGGCGTCACGCTCCTGCGTGATCGCCACCATATTCTTCCCGTAGCGCACAGTCACACCGGAGTCGCCACCGCGATGACGCAGCATCTGGACCTCGAAGCGATCAAACTTAAAATCCGCGGCTCCATAGACGTCAAGAAGGGATCCTCTCTGCCCAAAAAGAATAGATCGCGCGCTCTGCGGCTTATTGATGGAGAATTCCGCATTGACCTCTTTATCCGTGTAGAAATCGAAGGCGTTCGCGTTGACGGAATTTGTCGGAATGCCCGCGATCGCTGCTTTTGCCGTGCTTGCTGAATAAGGCTTTAAAATGACATTGTTGAGCCGGTAGGAAATGTGATGGGCGTTGAATGTTACGACTCCGTCGATAGGCGCAGAGCTTTTATAGACATCAAACGGCTGGATATCGTGATTGTCGTCGTGGATCGCGCCGATGATGCCGCCATTGAGCATGAGATCCGAAAACCATTTTCCGGTGATCGGGTACTGCAGCTCCAGCTCATAGATGCCGTTCCGCTCTTCAGTGACTTTGCATGAGATACAATCGACCAGACGGCCGATGCCGTTGGAGGTGAACGCCGTCTCAGCCTTATCAAATAAAATCGGGATCATAATCTCCACCACCTCGGCGTGATCTCCACGCGGCTGATTCCGGTCCCGATTGTGACAGCATTTTCACCGGGCCGCAGCGTCGGGAAATTGTAAGTTGAAAATGAAACGTTTGGGTTTCGGTTTGTCGTGCCCTCGAAA